AGAGCAAGATATGCTATTAGCGTAACAGATAATGGCGGTGATGGATCACTTTCTTACGATGCTTCAACTGGTGTTATAAGTTATACTGGTCCAAGTGCATCTGAAGTAAGAGCACACTTCAGTGCTGGAACTGGCATTAGTATTTCTTCTGGAGAAATTAGTACAAATGATGCACAGATAGTTCATGATAACTTATCAGGATTTGAAGCTAACGAGCATATTAATCATACATCAGTATCAATAACAGCAGGAACGGGCTTAGTTGGTGGCGGAGATATATCTTCAACAAGAGATTTATCAATCGATTCTGCAGAATTCTTAGCATATTTCGAGTCTTCAATAAACCACGATAATCTAACGGGATTTGTAGGAAACGAACACATTGACCATACAGGAGTATCAATAACAGCAGGTGTTGGTCTTACTGGTGGTGGCGATATATCTGCAACAAGAGACTTATCAATCGATTCTGCAGAACTAAATGCTTACTTTGGAGGAACTGGTAAGGGATTCGATGCTGATACACTAGACGGACAAGAAGGCACATATTATCGTATTAACGTATATGATGCAGCTGGTTCACTTCTAAATTAAGGTAAATACAGATATGGCAAATCCAAATTCAAGACAAAGCTTAATTGATTACTGCTTAAGGCGCTTAGGTGATCCTGTAATAGAAATTAATGTTGAAGAGCAACAGATTGAAGACCGCGTAGATGAAGCAATTCAGTTTTGGCGCGAATATCACTCTGAGGCAACCTATCGTACATTTGTTTCTCATCAAGTAACAAGCAGTGATATATCAAATGAATATATTTCAGTTGGTAGCGATGTATTGTATATCACTCGGCTTTTTAGACTCTCTAGCTCTTTTAATACGTCATTTAATTTCTTTGATATTAAATATCAGATGATGTTAAATGATATTGCAGATATGCAAAATTATGCCGGCGACTTAGCATATTACGAACAATTAAATCAATATCTTTCATTGTTAGATATGAAACTAAACGGGCATCCACAGACAACTTGGGTAAGAAAACAAGATAGACTTTATATCCATGGCGACTTTAAAGACGGTGATATTAATGCAAATGAATATATTGTATATGAAGCTTATAAATTTATAGATCCGTCTACATATACTGAAGTATATAATGATATGTTTTTAAAAGAATATGCAACTGCACTTATTAAGCAGCAGTGGGGAACAAATCTTAGCAAATTTGAAGGCGTACAGTTACCTGGTGGTGTAACACTAAATGGCGTAAGAATTTACGAAGAAGCTTCACAAGAAATTGAAAGGTTAAGAGAAAAAATTAGGCTCGAACACGAATTCCCTGCAGACTTTTTCGTAGGATAATATAATGGCAGTTAATCCCTATTTCAACCAAAATCTTAGAGGAACACAAAACCTCTATGAAGATCTTGTACTAGAATCGATAAAGATATATGGTCAAGATGTATATTATCTTCCTCGGGAAACCGTTAATGAAGATACAATTCTTGGTGATTTAGAAGCATCTCGTTTTTCAAATGCCTATAAGGTTGAAATGTACATCGAAAATATTGAGGGATTTGACGGTGAAGGTGATCTGTTTACTAAGTTTGGCGTAGAAATAAGAGATGAAGCAACATTTATTGTAGCCCGTCGAAGATGGACAAGTGCAGTTGCTAGGGTAGATCAAGCAAATATTATACGTCCGAGAGAAGGTGATTTAATTTATCTTCCTTTATCAAAGTCAATGTTTCAGATCCAACACGTTGAACATGAACAGCCATTTTATCAATTAAATAATTTACCAATATTTAAGATGCGTTCACAGCTATTTGAATATAGTGGTGAAGATTTTGATACAGGTGTCGATGGCATTCAGGCCGTAGAGACAAAATATGCTTATCAAGCTCTATTACAACTTGATTCAGGTGGTGATTTTGCTGTAGGTGATGTTGTACAGCAGGATCTAGGAAGTGGCGTAACTCTAACAGCTGAAGTAAGCAAATATTCTGATTCTGATAAAGTATTGGGTCTTGTTAACTTTGGTGCAGATGATGGCTTATTCCATCTACCAACTACAAGCAGTCCTGTAGTACACCAAGCAGCATATGGAAGTGAAACATCTCTTGTACTTTCTGTAACAGAAGATAATCAGCTAAGTGAAAACGAACAGAATGATGCATTTGAAACTACAACATCAGACCTTGGATTCTTAGACTTCTCTGAAAGCAATCCATTTGGAGATCCTCAGTAATGTTAGGTGATTATTTTTACCACGAACGAATTCGTAAAACTGTGGCCATGTTCGGTTCACTTTTTAATAATATATACGTTCTGCGAAAAAATTCTGCAGGTAGTGTAATTAATACTCAAAAAGTTCCATTATCCTATGCACCAAAACGTGATTTCTTAGAACGTCTTCGTGAAAATCCTGATCTTTATAATGATACAAAGGTAGCTATTAAACTTCCTCGTATGTCTTTTGAGATTATCGGATATACGTATGATGCTCAAAGACAGCTTCAGAAGATGAATAACTTTTCAAAAACTGGTAGTGCAATAGAAAACAGGGCAAAAATTAATTCGCCTGTTCCTTACAGTATTAGTATGCAATTAAATGTATATGCAAAAACACAAGATGATGCATTGCAGATTGTTGAACAGATATTGCCTTATTTCAGTCCGCAGTATACATTAACAATCCAGCCATTTTCAAATTATAATGATATAAAAGAAGATGTTCCTATTATCTTACAGGGTATGAGTTATCTTGATGATTACGAAGGTAACTTTGGAAGAAGAACAATTATATATCAATTAGACTTTTTAATGCATGCTAATTTCTATCACGGAATTGCAAATTCAAAAATCATCCGTCAAGTCGATGGCAATCTTTATGTTGGCGTACTAACGGATTCGGACGGTTCGGGAAATTCTGTTTATCCTCAACCGAAACTAACAGTATTACCTAATCCTTTATCAGTTGATGCTGATAGCGATTACGGATTTACTGAAACCTATACATTTGTGGATAGTGCATAATGGAAAACAATGAAAATATCAAAAGTGATTATGAATATTCCAGAGATACTTATTACGAAATACTAGAAAAAGGTAAAGAGAGTCTTGAACTTATGATTGAGGTCGCACGCGAAAGCGAGCACCCGAGAGCGTTCGAAGTATTATCTGGTATGATGAAAAATATGGCTGATATTAATGATAAATTAATGGATCTAAATAAGAAGAATAGAGATATAAATGAAGAGCCAAAACAGGCACAGGTAGGAACAACAAATAATAATTTGTTTATTGGTTCTACTACTGATCTGCAGAGGTTCTTGCAGACACAATCTGATAATGTAATTGACATGACGCCTCGATTAGATGATAAATGAAAAAGAAAGCTATCTCGGCAATATTAATGTAAAACGAGATGGCGTCGTTCAAGAGTGGACGAAAAACCAGATAATAGAATATCAAAAGTGTATGCAAAGTCCTGGTTACTTTGCTAAGACTTACTGTAAAATTATTTCATTAGATGAAGGTCTAGTACCTTTTAATCTATATCCATACCAAGAAAGAATGTTCGAGCATTTCAATGAGCATAGGTTTAGCATTGTTCTCGCCTGTAGGCAATCGGGAAAGTCAATATCCTCCGTCGTCTACCTACTATGGTACGCGGTATTCCACCCGGAAAAAACGATCGCGGTTCTCGCGAATAAAGGCGCTACTGCAAGAGAAATGCTTGCAAGGGTTACGTTGGCTTTGGAAAATCTTCCGTTCTTTCTTCAGCCTGGTTGTAAAGCCCTTAATAAAGGTTCTATTGAGTTCAGTAATAATTCTAGGATTATTGCTGCTGCTACTAGTGGATCTTCTATTCGGGGTATGTCTGTTAACCTCCTTTACCTAGACGAATTTGCTTTCGTAGAACGTGCAGCAGAATTCTATACCTCAACATATCCAGTAGTATCGGCAGGTAAAGATACAAAGGTTATCATTACCTCTACGGCTAATGGCATTGGTAATCAATTCTATAAAATATGGGAAGGCGCAACTCAGAATATAAACGAGTTTAAGGCATTCCG